ATGAGATTTGTGGATGGCAATACAAAGCAGAACATTTCCAACAAAAAAAGATGAACGAAAGAACTGGTGAGGAATATTTCTACTGCATGGAGAGTCAGTTAAGACCAATGACAGAAACTTACCAACAGTTTGGGAGATAATATGAAGAGGGTAATACAGAGAGACAAACCTAAACAAAAGATTATCGAGAACCTGGTGATGTCATTCTTCAGGGATAATCCTAAAGTGGAGAAAGCGGTGATAAGTTTAAAAGAAGATAGAATGAATCGTACTCAGAGACAAAATGCCTTGTACTGGATGTGGGTTAAGATTATTGCTGATGAGTCTGGATATACTAGAGACGCAATGCACGACATCCTACGAGACAAGTTCCTAGGGTACAGAACTGTAAAGACAAAAGACAAAGTCATCGAGGTACTTCGCTCTACAACTGGATTGAATGTAGAAGACATGAAGGACTACTTAACAGAAATAGATATGTTTGCTACTGAATTTGGTATGATGTTACCAAGACCAGAAGACTTGTATTATGAGTCGATGGGATTTAAAAGGAAAGAATGAGCGATATAGAAAGAGTTAGATGTGACTTTGAAGAGTTGAATGACAGAGACTTTAAAGAGTTATACATTACTGCTTTGATACTGATGAGCGGTGATACAGAAGAAGGGTTAGCGATTGCTCATTCTGAGTGTTTATCAATGAGAGAACAAATGGAAGTCAGTTTAGACGAGGATGTTCCACCTGGGAGATTACACTAATGATGGGAAGACCAACAAAATACGATAAGACTATAATTCCGAAGACAATCGATTACATGAACAACTATGACGATTACCATGATGTGTTTCCGTCAGTTGAAGGATTGGCAGTAGCGTTAGGTGTCGGTAGAACTACTGTGTATAGATGGGAAGATGAAAAAGAGGACTTTCGGAACACATTAGACGCTTTACGGACACAAGGCATTCGAGTGCTGTTTAATAAAGGGTTGAAGAACGAAGCAAATGCTATGATGTGTAAGTTAGCATTAGGCAATCATGGAATCACAGAGAAGGTACAAACTGACCTCATATCGAGTGATGATTCTTTTGTGCCAAATGTTATTAAGTTGATGCCTGCTGAGTTCCCAGAAAACTTTTTAGAAGATGAGTACGCAGATACAAGAGGTTGAGGTAGAACTACCGCCTAAACTTACTTGGTTATTTGCAGAGAAGGCAAGATACAGAATCTGCTATGGTGGTAGAGGAAGCGGTAAGACTCGTTCATTTGCATTAATGACAGCAGTCAAGGCAATGGAGTGGGCAGAGCAAGGTAAGCACGGCACTATCTTATGTGGTCGTGAATTTATGAACTCACTAGCAGAGTCATCATTTGAAGAAGTCAGAGGTGTAATAGAAACTACGCCATATTTAACAGATTACTTTGAAGTAGGGGAAAGGTTCATAAGAACAAAGAACGGCAGAATCTCGTACAGTTTTGCAGGTCTAAGACGCAACCTTGACTCTATCAAGTCTAAGTCCAGGATATTACTTGCTTGGGTAGATGAGGCAGAGGGAGTATCAGATACAGCATGGATGAAACTAATTCCTACTGTTCGTGAAGAAGACTCAGAGTTGTGGATAACATACAACCCAGAGACAAAGTATTCAGCAACACATCAGAGATTCAGAGAGAATCCACCAAGAGGTGCAAAGTCATTAGCACTTAACTACAAAGACAATCCGTTCTTTCCATCTGTATTGAACCAGGAAAGACTAAACGATAAAGAACAAAGACCAGAGATGTATGAACACATCTGGGAAGGTGCATTCTTAACATTTAGTGAGGGCGCATACTATGCACTAGAGATGCGTGTTGCTAGAGAGGAAGAAAGAATAACTAGAGTGGCATACAATCCTGGTGTTGGTGTAGTGACATCTTGGGACTTAGGTGTAGGTGACTCAACTTCAATATGGTTTGCACAGTTTGTGGGAGCAGAAGTACACATCATAGATTACTACGAAGCATCAGGTGTAGGACTAGACCATTATGTCAAGGTACTGCAAGAGAAAGGTTATGTCTACGACAAGCACATTCTCCCACACGATGTTAGAGTAAGGGAACTAGGTTCTGGTATGAGTAGATTAGAGACACTTGCTAACCTGGGTATAAGAGATGTAGATATAGCACCGATGTTAAATATTGATGATGGTATTCAAGCAGTTAGGTCAATGCTTTCACGCTGTTGGTTTGATGCTGAAAAAACTGACAAAGGTGTTGAATGTTTGGTATCATACAGTAGAGATTATGACGATACCAACAAGGTATTCAGACTAAGACCTCGACATGACTGGGCATCACATGGTGCAGATGCGTTTAGGTATTTAGCAGTTGGTTATCGACCTAACTCATCTGACTGGGGTGAACCTATAAGAAGGAACTTAGCAGGTGTAGTTTAATGGCAGAAATAAATAGTATCTTTGATTATATCTTTCCAAGAAAGAAAGCATCAGACTATCAACAAACTAATCTTTTAGACTACGGAGAATCTCCAGAATCACAAAATGTATATAACCCAGGTCAAGGTGACTTTGGCGTTATGTCATTAGAAGGTTTAAAGAACGCAATACCTTCAACAGTCTCAGGTACTTTAGATTTCATGTACGACTCAGCAGGTACGCTAAGACGACCAGACTTCAAACAAGTCCAGGACAATGTAGAACCAGGTGACTTTAATATCTACAACGCATACGCAGGAACAGATAAGTTCCAACCATTTACAACATCATTTAGACAGACTGGTCTACTTCCTACAAAAGAAGAAGAGGAAGCATTCAGACAACGCTCAATGGGATATGACCTAGGTAAGTATGGCGGTCAGTTCTTATTAGGTGGCATGGGAGTAAGAAGTGCTACTGGTAAATCATTAGGTGAAGCAATGAACTTTGCAATACCTGGACTGACACTTGACTTAGAAGACCCGAACATAGGTGATGCACTAGATGCGTTAGGTATGGACAACGAGTTCCAACAGTTCTTACAAGGCAACATAGACGAGAACTCTACAGCAGGTGAAAGACTTAAACAAAGATTCACTAATATGTTAGGTGAGTTTGGTATCAATGTAGTAGCAGACACAGCAATTAACACACTTAGAGTTGCAAAGAATTTATACAAAGACCCAGAATACAGAGAGCAAGCACTAAAGAATATTGGTCGTGACATGTATGGTGATTTACCTGGCAGTCAGTTATTTGGTGGTGTTAATTCATTAGGTGGAGATAGAAGTCTACTGGAAGTTGCTAAGGCAAGATACAAAGCAGACGGGGCAGATGACTTTAATAGTCCGAGAGCATATAACAAAAGACAAGAAATATGGCGTGATACTGGATGGGCAAAAAGCAGAGATGGCAAGTGGTATTACGAAATGGATGATAGTCGTGCGCAAATTAACCCAAACACTATTAACAATATTAGTAACTTGGGTGAAAAAGAATCAATGTCATTTGCTCCAAAGAATTTCTTAGAATATCCAGAATTATGGAAACACTATCCTGACATAGATTATCAAGGAACAATTCAAGTAGTCCCAGGAATGTTAGATGACGAAGGTAAGATTGTTTTAAAAAATGGTGTAAGCGCAGAAGCAACTCCAACAGATATAATTATTCCACACTACAAAGGGGCAACTGCACCAGACATTAAGAAAACTTTGTTGCATGAGTTCCAACACCTCATACAAGAAAGAGAAAGATTCATGCAAGGCGGTAACGCATCGCCAGGATTTATATTAAAACTAAGAGACCAACTTTACAGCGAAATGAAATCAAAAGCAAAAGACCCAGTTGCATTTGGTCATTTTGTTAATATGAAGAGATTTATAAACGCACAAAAATATCAACCTCAATACAATGAAATTGCACAGTTGCTAGAAGCAGATGATGTAGAGCAAGCATTAAATAAGTTAAGACAAACACCTTGGTGGGGTAAAGAAGGTTCTACCTTTAGACAAAAAGTAGATTATCAATATGAAAACTATTTAAAACAAAACCCAGATGCAACTGACTTTGAAAAAGATGATGTACTAAGAACAATTAAAAAAATGGTTCTTACTGGTAAAAGCGAATTTGACAAAGTAAACAAACTTCCACCAACAGCAATGACAACTGTTCGTGATTCAT